GATGCCGATGGTTTAGCTGAGGTTGATTTAGGCAATGGAACAAATTATAATCCACAGGAAGCTTTAAACATGTTCTTCCAAACTGGTAGTGTTATTGGTAGATCGTTTACTAGTGAGGGCGATATGAATCCAGGCAAAGTACCAATTCAAGAAATAACATCAGGTTCTGGTGGAAATAAAATGCAAGCTCTTATAGGTAATTATAACTATTATCTTCAAATGATAAGAGATGTAACCGGCCTTAATGAAGCTAGAGATGGTAGTATGCCAGACAAAAATGCTTTAGTAGGTATTCAAAAGCTAGCCGCAGCAAATTCAAACACGGCAACAAGACATATACTACAAGCTGGACTATTTTTAACAGCCGAAACCGCAGAATGTTTATCTCTTAGAATATCTGACATTATAGAATATTCTCCAGCAAAAGATGCTTTTATACAAGCTATAGGCGCACATAATGTCGCGACATTAGAAGAAATAAAAAACTTACACTTGCATGATTTTGGTATATTTTTAGAATTAACACCAGATGAAGAGGAAAAGCAGATGTTAGAAAATAATATTCAAATGGCGATTCAGCAAAAGAATATTGAACTAGAAGATGCTATTGATCTTAGAGAGATTAAAAACGTAAAACTTGCTAATCAATTATTAAAAATAAGAAGAGCTAAAAAATTAGAAAGAGATAGAGAGCTACAAATGGAAAATATAAAAGCTCAAACCGAATCTAATACTCAAGCTGCACAAGCAGCGGCTCAAGCTGAGATACAAAAGAATCAAGCTGTAACAGCTAATCAAGGAGAATTAGAACAATTAAAAGCTCAAATAGAATCTAAAAAAATGCAACAAGAAGTAGCACATAAAAAAGAGTTAATGGCACTTGAGTTTGAATACAACATGAAGCTTAAAGGAATTGAGATTGATGGAATTAAGGATAGAGAAAAACAAAAAGAAGATCGTAAAGACGAAAGAACAAAGATACAAGCTACACAACAATCTGAAATGATTGAACAAAGAAAGTCAGGTAAACCACCTAAAAACTTTGAATCCTCAGGAAACGATATAATGGGCGGAGGATTTGATTTAGGTGATTTTGGACCTAGATAGAATTTATTAATTATTATTATATTATATTATGGAAGAAAAAGACGAGCAAGTAGTTGAAGAGACTACACAAGAAACAACTGAACAAGTTGATAAAAGTAAATTTGAATCTGCAGATGACGATAGTGTTATTAAAATAGATTTAAGCAAACCACCAAAACCAGAAGAAAAAAATGAAGAACCAGAAAAAAATACAGAAGCTGAAGCAGATTCAACTGACGACAGCGGAGTGGTTACAGAGCCTGAAAATGCCGAGCCCACACAAGAACAAGAAGAAATACAACCGGAAGCTGAAACACAAGAAGCATCAGTATTAGAAGAAGTTACTGAAGAAGAAGTAACAGAAGTTGAAGAGCAAGTAAAAGAAGCCGTTACTGAAGCTGAAATTACCGGTGAAGCATTACCAGAAAATATTCAGAAGTTAGTAGACTTTATGAACGAAACTGGTGGAGATTTAAATGATTACGTTAAACTTAATCAAGATTATTCTAAACTAGATAATCAAGATTTATTATACGAATATTACAAACAAACAAAACCTCATTTAAACGCAGAAGAAATCAATTTTCTCATGGAAGATCAGTTTTCTTATGATACAGATGAAGATGATGAAAAAGATATACGAAGAAAAAAACTAGCGCTAAAAGAGCAAGTTGCCAGCGCTAAAGCCCATCTGGACGGGCAAAAGTCCAAATACTATAAAGAAATCAAAGCTGGATCTAAACTCACTAGCGAGCAACAGAAAGCAATTGATTTTTTTAATAGATACAACAAAGAATCGGAAGCAGCTCAAAAAGCAAGTAAAAAGAACTCTGAAATTTTTACACAAAAAACTAATCAAGTTTTTAACGACAAGTTCAAAGGTTTTGAATACAATGTCGGTGATAAAAAATACAGATTCAATGTAAACAATGCTGAAGAGGTTAAAGCTGTCCAAAGCGATATAAGTAATTTTACCAAAAAGTTTTTGGATAAAAACTCTACTTTAAAGGATGCTAAGGGTTATCACAAATCTCTTTATACGGCAATGAATGCAGACGCTGTTGCGAAACACTTTTACGAACAAGGAAAAGCTGATGCTATAAAAGATAGTGTTGCGAAGTCCAAAAACGTAAACATGGATCCAAGACAAGCTCATGGAAAAATTGAGACTGGGGGTTTAAAGTTTAAAGTGTTAGGTGAAAGTTCTTCTGATTTTAAGTTCAAGATTAAAAATAAAAATAAATAACAATTTAAAATTACAAAATTATGGCAATTACTGCAGGAAGTAGTTTGAATAGCGTTGCTTCTCCACAGAAACAAACGTTATCTACAAACTATATCGATTTTACGGGTACTACAGACGCAACGTGGGCTCAACAATATTTACCAGACCTAATGGAAAAAGAAGCTGAGGTTTTCGGACCGAGAACTATTTCAGGTTTCTTAGCGCAAGTTGGGGCTGAAGAATCTATGAGTGCTGATCAAGTTGTTTGGTCAGAGCAGTCAAGATTACACTTATCATACAAAGGTAACGTTAACTCAGCAACTGCTGGTGCTGATCCAGGTACTGGTGTATCAAATATCGCTCAAGTAACAATTGAAGACGATATCGATGGTAACGTTGGTGCTGGATTTACAGCTGCTAACCACGGTATTAGAGTTAATGATACTATTATAGTAGCTAATTCAGATGGTGTTTTCAAATGTTTAGTATCAGTTGTTAATGGCGCTGTACTTGATGTACTGCCTTATGGGCAATCTGCTTTATCAGCGAATACTACTTCAAAAGGAACAACTATATTAGTTTATGGTTCTGAATATGGAAAAGGACAAAGCTATGTAGCTGCTGCTGGTACTAATAATACTACAGACCAAAGAGGTGCTAACGAACCTACATTCAAAAGTTTTTCTAACAAACCAATTATTATTAAAGATTACTACGAAGTATCAGGATCTGATACGTCTAGAATTGGCTGGGTAGAAGTTTCTTCTGAAGAAGGTGGATCTGGTTACTTATGGTATTTAAAAGCTGAGGCTGATACTAGAGCTCGTTTTACTGATTACTTAGAAATGGCAATGTTAGAAGGTGAACTTGCTTTAGCTGCTTCTGAGGTTCAAGGTTCTACAATTTTACCTGGTTCAACTACAAACGCAACTAAAGACGCTGGTACTGAAGGTTTATTCGCTGCTATCGAAGCAAGAGGTAACTTAACTTCAGGTGTTACTGGTGTTAATGCTGCTACTGATTTAGCTGAATTTGACGCTATCTTAGCTGAGTTTGATAAGCAAGGTGCTATTGAAGAAAACATGATGTTTGTTAATAGAACTACTAGTTTAGCAATGGATGACATGTTAGCTTCAATGAATTCTTACGGAGCTGGTGGTACTTCTTATGGGGTGTTCGATAACTCTGAAGACATGGCTCTTAATTTAGGTTTCTCTGGATTCCGAAGAGGTTCTTATGACTTCTACAAATCTGACTT